GAGAGTGCTCCAGTCCATGGCATCCCGTATCCCATCATGCCAAGGCGTTGTGCTGCCTGTTTTAAACGTGTATTCTCTTTTTCTAAATTGCGATAGAAGATTTCTTCATCACTTCCAATTGGTACATCACTAGGTTCAAGCAGCCAAGTATTAATGTATTCATGTGGTGTTAAGTTCTTAACAGTGCAATAACCGCCAGTTGTTTGACTAAACGGATAAATAATAACAAAGCTATTAGCGTTAACAACCTGGCTAACAGCGTATTCTCCATTCAATGCGTTGCCACTTGTAAACTCTAAGTTGATTTTTGTATTCAGACTAAGGCCATGGGGTTCTTCCGTAACAACAGTAATGTTTGGTCCTGATTGTGTATATGTTCCTTGCAGATTTAAAGGATCGTTGCCTTCATCATGAACCAACGACCACATAGCTGCATAAATATGTTTACACCAGCGCAGTTGGTAGTAAGCAAGCAGTGGCCTGGAATATTCTGAGGTATCTTCATAAGTAGGCAATTGGTAGAAATTGTTGACAACTAAATAACCAAAGTCAGAGTAGACACCAAAATCGTCTCTTGTTTCAATTAAATTACCATCACGATCTAACCGGTAACCAGGCCGTACTGATCCTGCTTTTGTAGCTGGGAACTCTCGACGGCGCTTCTCATCATAGAAATTAAATGTTTCTCTTTTGAGGTAATCTTGACAAGTGCAATGATAGCGAACCTCTGTAGTCAAGTAACGTCCAACTTCAAAGCCACGATGAGCAGGAACAATTGTTTTAGGAATCCCTTGGGTAGAAGCTAATCCTGTAGTTGGATCAAAGATGCGTGTCCCATAGCTATCGTCACGTTGAAACTTTACTTCATTAGTAACCAGATCTGTACCAGTGACCGTGTAGCCAACATAGTTTGTGTAATCAAATCCACGGATGCGCCGATTAACAACAAGGTTGCCGGATGCACTGCCGCTAACTAACGTTTCAAAAGTAAATTGAGTAGAGCTAGTAACAGTAACTGTATAAAGACCAGAAGCAATCCCGCCACTAAGAACAGCAATAAAAACTTCAACACCAGTAGAAAGTCCGTGGTTTGTACTACAAGTAACAGTAACTGTAGATCCAGTCCTAGAGTAACTTGAAAACAAACCAGGATCACGTTCAATGACTCGATCAACAAGTCGCTCACCAGCAAAGAACGTAACTGGAGTGGGGATGGTCCGCAGGCGAACACGCTGCTCAACCCACTGAGGATCAGTAAAGGGTACAACTTTTTTAGTAGTAACATTACCACTGGTTGACAGGGAACCAGAAGCAGTACATGTAAACGTGTTTGTTGTTACTGATGTAATAGATAATGTCTCGTTAACTCCTGCACCTGTAGTGAAATTTAAATAGATAGAGTCGTTAACAGAATAACCGTGTTCTTCAATCGTTACTGTTACAGTTGTTCCGCTCTGTAAATATGTTCCTGCTTCATCTTTCTGTAAATAGCGGACACCTAAAATGGGCAATCCAAAGTTGTAGAAATTAAATGAGTTGACATCACGGATTCCCACCATCTGCTCACCAATCTCACTGTGAGCTGATGGAAACGTAAACATCCGTGCAGGAATGAAGACGCCAGGGAACTGCTGGAAAGCACAGTACATCCTGAAGTCACCACGGGTATTACGCCCCGTGGCGCCAGTCCCAAGTACACTTTGAGTAATCGTATAGAGTTCGTAACCTCGACGCCAACGCGTCCACATGGAGTCTTGGTTATAAAACCGAACTCGGCTTATTTGATTACGATCCTTTGGTTTGAAATCAAAGGAATCATCAATATCAAACGAATAGTTCCTAGATTCTTTCTTAATTTTATCCGAGAAAGAACCTAGGCCATTGTTGAAACTGCCGCCAAAACTGTCACGTTTTCTTGGCATGTCAAACCTCTAAATCAATAGTAACCGCCTTGTACGTTGATGTAGAATCCATTTGTCAACGATGTTGTGCCGCTAACGGAAGCATACAGTGCTTGACCACGGGTCAAAACCAAGCCACGTGTTTTTGGCGCCAGCTCATTATTTGCAGATGTAAAGTTTGTACCAGCGTGAGGAACCGGGTGGTTAATATAAGGAAGAATTTTGTTTTGAGTTAAACTGTAGTTCTGGTTATCAGCAATAGCAGGGATGCTAACAGTAAATAACGGGAAGAACTGGTTAGTGTTGGTAACACTGCTTGTTGCAACCAAGTAGAAACAAATATCAATTGGTTGATAAACGTTGACGTTACCAGAAGTTGTTAAGGTGCCTGCACTGGTAACTGTAAATGTTCCAGAGGTAACTGCACTTACAGTTGCCGTTTCATCTACTGCAGTACCACTGGTGTAGTCCAGATAAACTTTTTGACCAACCTTAAGATTGTGATTTGCTAGGGTAACAACTACAGCTGTTGTTCCTGACTGTGCATATGTACCGGCACCAGCTGTAGCTGCATCTAGAAAGATATTACGCTCTTTTGTGTAGCGAAGCCAGATCTCATCAATATAGGCACCACCAATAGAAGCATCTGTCAAAGAGGTATCAATATCAATAACGTTTGTAGCGTTACCAACAGCAGTTGGAATTAAGCTTGTTGAAAACAGCTGACCAGAAGCTACCGTTAAAAGAGTGCTATTCAGTAACGGCCGATCAACCATTGCCGGTTGCTTATTGGTTGAAGAGCTTGCCATCGAGTAAAACTAACTAAAGTCTGCTAAAGCTATTGTAGCGTGCTTCTGTTTACGCAAACAGCTTTGCAAAGATTGTTGGATCCAGTTGTCCTAGTCCTTTAATTCGATCGCCAGCAAAGCGACGACTGCCGGGAAGAGGCCGCTCCCCTGGCGGTGCATCACCGGGCAACCCCCTTAGTCCAGGCTCACTGCTGCCTCGCAAAGCACCAAGGCCGCGACCTGCTGGCTCATCTGGAACAGTAGCAATGTTTAATTCAAAAGGATTGATCACTCTTTGTCATCCCATTTTTGTAAATCTTTCTGTTCTTCTGTACGTTTACCTTTATAACCGCCACCTTGTTCTTTATATTTACGTGCAAGCATTTGAGCTTTGCGAGCACTCCATTTTCCTTTCTTAGTACCTGCAGTCTCTTTGTTCATGATCTCGTTTTTTAACCGCTCACGCAGACCAGGTTTTGTGTAGCTCATAATTGGTTTTGGATAGGGCGCTTGTTTAAAACAACAGAGGGGATGTTGTCCGTATGAGAACGATCAACTTCCCGCATATATGCAGGGTTGTTTAATTGAAAGCGAGGATCGTTACTACCATTGTAGCCAACAACATAAGAACATTTAGAGCTAGCTTCTTTCTGTTGTGGTTGAAAGGGATCTGCAAACTTAGCGGTTGTCAAAGCATAATCTCTGTACATATTTTCATATGTAACAGGAAGACTCGGACTGTAACCAGGAACAGCAGCTAATCTCATGCAAAGTAATTAACTCTTGGCATCTGAGTAACGCTTCTTGCCACATCAAATGTAGGCATTGGAACTGTTTTGCGAGTATACATATTCTCAACAAAACGGCTCAGCAGTTCTTTTGCAGGATCCTTAGATTGCTGTTCTTGTTGACCTAACGCTGAAGGGTCAATGTAGATGTTAATTGACTCAGGTGCATCACTCTGAGCAGGTTGCTGAGGGGGTTTAATTTGTGGAGTTTGTTGCTGCATCTCAAGGCTGACTGGCTTGCCGCCTTTGGTGTGCAACAACTCCACTTCAAATCCTTCTGGAGTCAAGATGGTGCCAAGGCCAGCTCCAGGTTTAAAGGTGCCTGGCCCTTCCCAATACAGCGGAGTGCCACCAGCAATCCCAAAGTCCACGCCACGGTGAAAAGTGGAGGCACCTGCAGTTGGTGCTGAGCGGGGACCAAACGGTGAGGTAACAGTAAAAGACGGTTTAAACGTCCCTTGCGTTTGGGTATACAACGGTGTACGTTGCTGACCAATCTTTAACCGTTGAAGACCGCTACGCCAGGTTTCAGGGTTAATGTACTGCCCGTCTTTTTTAACACGCACATCAAGGTGCGGTCCTGTTGTGGGGAAGATATCTTCCCCAGCCTTTGCAACGTATCCAGCCGGAATAATGCCTGCCATAGTTACCCCATGTTGAAGTAATCAACACTTGGAACATTAGTTAACTCTGCTGCCATTTCCATTGGAGAAGGCAGAGAAGAACGTGGCCCAGCATTCCCACGGCGCATAAAGTTATACAGGAAATCAAAAGGAGTACTGCCACTCCCTGCTTCTTGCTTTTTACCACCAATAAAAATGTTTATGTTTGGTAAACCTTTTTGCTGTTGCTGTGGGGCTTGTGGTGGTTGTGCACCAGCCACAGCTGGGGCGGCGGGCTGTCCAGTTTTTTGTTGTTGATAATAGTTGTACAGGTCACCGAGTTTTTTAGAAGGTTGGCCATAGTAGCTTCCTCCACCAGATGTTGGCAATGAAGCCCACTCTGGAGCAAGCTTGTTAATAACAGTTCCAAATTTTTCTCCTTTTAAGAATGGGTCTAATGCGCCACGTCGATCAATTAAACGTAAAGCACCAAGATCTTGTGAGCGCGGATCAAAACTAGATAAACCTAGTTCTTTGGCAACGCCCTGCCAAGTAGGGGTTAAAAATTGATAGGCGCCAGCAGCGGTGCTTGTGTAGCCGCCACCAGTAATAGCTTTATCAGGGTGACGCCAACCTTTGGAAGTGTCAAACTTACCGCCACCAAACATTGTTTGATAGCCAGCAGTTCCTGGAGTTCCCTCTGCGTAGCGAATGGTGTTGAGAAGAGAGCGAACCTCAGGACGCTGAAGTAATTGTTCGTAGCGTTGGCGTGGTGTAGACATTGGTTTATCGGAAGTTGTACTCGAAGTGGATGCGGGTTCCGATGGCAACGTCTGCAGGTCCGGGTAGAGCTTGGATAAATTCAGCTCCTTCCCGCTCGAAGCGATAACGGGCTTGCATAGGATTCCTATAGTTAGCCACGTATAAATGGAGAGCTAAGCGATCAGTTTCATAGAGATAAATTTCTGTCCAGGTTTTAAGTGTCTCTTTAAAATCAGTTGTTGTGATCGTCCGATCAACGTCACCAGCAATGTTTTCTAAGCGGTTACGGGGAACAGTATTGTTATTTGCACTGCCGGTCATATCGGTGCGTTTTTCAGCCTCATCGCACCGATTAACTTGTTCAACTAATTTCTGATACCAGAATGTATCTGGCACATTGTCGAGAGCTTCCTCAAGTCGAGCAAGATCACCGGCAGGGATGGATGTGGTGTTATACCCTAGGTGCCAGCGAATCTTTGACTTGAGGAAGTTATCAAGTTGCATTACTCAACTCGAATAAGATTTTCTTTAATAATTTCATCCCAATCAACTCGTTTAATAGATTTGAGTTGATCTAAACGGACAAATTTTTCACCAGGCATTGAAGTTTGTAAATCTTTAATGTCTCGTGCTGTCTTTAATCCTACTCCAGGTAACGCATCTGCAATCTGCCGAGCACTAGCAGTATTAAGATTAATGCGTGTATCGAGTGGAAAAGTTTCTTTGTTTGTTGGAATAGGAGGATTGACGCCTTCTTCTTTCAGCTTTTGAGTCAAACGCTCTTCCGTAAAATCTTTTTCATTGGTTGCTCCAAGGTGAGGCATCAGATCGTCACGATCAATGTAAAGAACCTCATCTTGCGCATCAATGCACATCATGATCCCGTCCCCGTGGTGCGAGATCATCTCCACAAGTTGGCCAGTTGGTTTGTATTGGTAGAGCATTCGTTAAAATGACAACTACCAATACAATACCAACCTCAACTCAGCTAATCAATTGATCAGCTGTCGGTACCGCCGACTTGCGAAGCAAAGTCGATAAAGCCTTGGATGTCATTCCAAGACACAGCGGCAGCCGGACGCAGATAGTTTACACGGCAGATCAGATAACCAGCCTTGCCAGCATCTTTGTCATCTTGGCTGATGAACACACCGTCACCGTTCACCGAAGTATCGGTGATGGCGTTGGTGTTGAACACCTTGAAGGTAGTGTCCGCAGTCACGCGGTACATCAGGCTGTTAGCAAAGTCAGCAGCAACAATGCCGCCAGTTGTAACAGCGTTGGGGAAAGGCAGATAGCCGTTGGTGCCACCACCGCTAACAGCAGCAGAACCCTGAGTGAACAGGGAGCTGGAGGCAGTCAGATAGGATGTGGCGTTGGCAAGACCTGTACCCTGAGCCGAGGGGATACCCAGAGGGCTACCGGCGTTGTTCGGGCCAAAGACCAGCAGCTCAGTGGAGGTACCACCGATGTCTGCAGTCACAGGAGCAGCGGGGAAGCCAGCAAGGCCACCAGCGGGGATATCCTGAGCAACAGCAATCGAAGCACCGTACACGTAGGCAGGACGCTGAGTGCTGGCACGCACAGTCAGAGCTGTACGGTTGTCGCGGACGCGATCATCAGGACGGCGATCGGGGGAAGGAATGGTGATGTCAAAGCTCTTGTAGGAAGCTTTGTCAGCAGCCACGTTGTCAATCTTGACATAGCCGATCAGCTCATAGGCTTCAACGCCAGGCCAACCAAGCACACCTTCGGTGTTGTAGGAGGACAGGCGGTTAACCTGATTACCGGGGAATAAAACTTCACCGGCTTGTTCTTTGTAAGCAGCCATAATTAATTACCTCCTTCCTCAAACAATGGTGAATGCGGTGGTAACAAAGTCCTTGTTCAGGTTAGCAAAACCGGCGTACAGCTGCCAAATCAGAATGATGAAGCGGCTGAAATCGTCGTTGTTGTTGATAAGAACCTGAGCGTTAGGACCGCCGATACCAACACCCACAGCTTGGGGACCGAAGAACAGACCCGGAGGAGTGTCGTGGGAAACAGCGCCAGCACCATCACCGATATCAACCGTAATGGATTTGGAGGGGAAGTTGGTGGACTCGAAGAAACGCACGCCTTCAAACACAAAGCCGGAAGGCATGGTGGGCTCACCACCAACAAATTGGGCTTGACCGTACTGACCACCGCCATAGATGGCAGCGTTGGGGTTCATGCCGCTCATCAACGGGTTACCGCCAGCAAAGCCGGGATAACGAGCCACTTCACGGAAACCTTGATCAGCACGCAGATCCTTCATGAAGGAGGGATCAGCAATACAGCGATAGTAACCATCAGCGAAAACGGGCACGTTGCGCTTGCGGAGGCTCTTCACCACCTCAAGCAGGTCGGTCTTCACATTAAACTTGTAACGCTCCGAGGCATACTCGGTAGCGCTATAGGCAGTCAGAGCAGTGGCACTGGTCTTGGCCTTACCGTTGGGGTAGTAGTAACCACCTTGGGTATCAGAAGACTCACCACGGGACTCAGATTTGAACAGCTCGTCAATGAAGACGCGGTCACGCCAGCGGCGGTAGTCGTCAAGCAGCGTCAGCGAACCGATGGACTGGTGGAACATGTTGAGGTTCCCCGTGTCCAGCAGCAGGCGCTGAGCGGTCATCAGAGTCTCACGAGCAATCTTGAAGGTGCTCGGGAGGTTGGAGTTGTTCGGGTCTGCGGGACCGGTGTACTCACGGAGCGACACCAGCACCTTGTCCTTGACAATGGAGCGGCTGTTAGCAGTACCGATGGTTTGATCCTGAGTACGCTCACGGTTAGTTTTCGTACCCGGATTACCCCAGAAGCGGTAGCGGTCTAACTGAACAGTTTGACCAGGCTGCTTAGTAAAATCGTGGACAACAACTGGCTCACAGGCCATTTCCACGATATAAGCTGGGTGGGGACGGTATAACTCCGCGCCCAACAGCTTAGGAAAATCGTTCTCCTGATCTCCAATCTCTTGAAGGGGTGGACTATCTCTTCACCCTATTAAGGGTGCTGGGCGCTAATGGCGTATTACAGATGAAGCGTCATCTACCGCCTAGTCTCTGCACCTTCCAACTACGAACTTAGTTGGCTTGGCTCAGGATTACCCTCGACTTTACGTTAGGGCTTCCCTGAATTCACCCAGTGTTCACTGGCCAGTTACCTAGCCAGGCGACAACGTTGAGTACTCAGGTAAGGTGCTATGCTTGGAACCAAGTTGTTAATAGACAACATGAAACCAAAACAAGTTCCTGGATTTGAAAACCTTTACTTTGATCAAACTGGACAGCCTTATCAAAAAATTGGAGAAAATTTTGAAAAATTAGCTGTTAGTTTTACAAGTACGTATGATCGTGTTTCTGTTTTGCTAGATGGAAAAAAGAAACGTTACCACGTACATGTACTAATGGCTGTAACTTTCCTGGATCTTGATCTATCCCTGCATGGAATAAAATCAACTTCTCTTCAGGTTGATCACAAAGACGGAAACAAAAGAAATAATTCTCTTGACAATCTTGAGGTTGTTACCAAAAGAGAGAACTACAACAGAGCTTTAAAAGCAGGTTGCTATTCCAAGAACGGTTACGTTAGCAAAGGGAAGGCTAAAAAATCTTTGAGAAGATTTTCGGAAGAGGACATCACAGAAATTAAAAACTTAAAATCTGAAGGACTCTCTTATCGGGAAATTGCAAAACGATTTGAATGCAATCACCTAGCCATCTATCAAATCATCAAAGGAAATACCTATCAGGATCTGAGTTAGCTATCGATAAACATGTTAGGAATTCAGCGTAGTATTTGGCTGAAACCAGGATCCAAGAGATCCCTGGAGCAAAGGCCGGCGGTTTCCCGGCGCCTCTGCAAACCTGGAACCTTTGTCCCATTGATAAAATTATAGCAACACTTACTTACTGCAGTTAATAAATTTTACAGTTTCTCGGCAAAAGAGCGTAAAAACCGTCCTGCGCCAAGGGCTGCTAACCCTGTTGCAGCTGGCGCCAACAAATAATTGCTGACTTGGAGAGCACCTGTCGTAGGGGATGTTGTATAACCTGCCTCATTAACGTACTGCAAGCCACGGCGCGTTGCTTCCATTTCAGAAAGGATGCGTCCACTGTGGTTAAGGTAGTTGATTCCTAATGCAAGAGAAGCAGCACGCCGTGTCGATGGCGCCAAAGCAGCAGCACCAATTGCAGCAATACCGACAAGATTTGGATTTAAGCCAGCATATAAATTGGACTGAACCCAGCCCATTGGCCCGCCGCCTTGGGTAATTGATTGGTGCCCCAGCTCATGGCCCAACGTGAACTGACTAGCTTTAGGGAAATTTAAAGAGACTCCTTCTGGAGTCGAGTAGCTAGATCCACTTGGCAGTGTATTAGCTGTTACATTTGGAGCTGCATAACCAGTCAGTTCTTCATATTTGTTAAGAACATTCTGCCGATCAGAACGATTAAAAGCAGTGCCGCTCTCTTCTAATGCACGGTTCCGATAAGCGTTAGCGGCTGTGCCAACTAACTTGCTGGCGCCAGCAGCTGCAGCAAAAGCGGCAGCACCTTGCAGTGCGTAGCGTTCAGACTGGTTCACATTGCTTCTGGATTAACAAGCGGTTGCGTTGCTTGTTGGCTCATGACTTGGTTGCCCAGCGTGTACTGGTTTGCTCCTAGCGGACCAATCCTTGCGTAAGGATTGACTTCAGGCGGTTGCAAAGTAGACGCAGGTTGACGAATCTCTGGTGTAATAAAACCAGATAAAAATTCTTTGGCACTAGGTTTCTGTTTAGCCATTAATCATTCCTCAGGAGCAGCAAAGTCAGGTCCTAATGCTGCTCGCAACATTCGTTGATTTACCTGCGCTTGTTTAACACCAGCAACAGAACCTGCACTAATTTGCGTTAGTGGAGAACCAAAAACATTCATCGGAATATATCCCATCTGTAAATCAGCTGGCATTACGTTTCCACCATAGGTACCTTGTGCCGGTTGCCGATTGAGGTTATTTTTTGATGCAAGATCCATCAGTGCATAAACACCTGCATTGGCTCCCATACCGCCAACAAAAGCACCGGTCATGCCTGCACCAATAGCAGCTAACCCAACATCACGTTTCTTCATAGCGCCTTTAGCACCGGCAGCAACGTCACTACCAAACTGTTGAACTGGTTGAGAAACAGTCTCTAAGAATTGACCAACCTTCTGTCCAACTCCTCCTTTAGCTGCAAGTTGCTGACCTGCTTGCATAACTTGACCAGCCTTTTGTTCAATGCCGCGTGCAATACCACCGCCTAAATAAGCAGCTGCAGTTCGCGCTGACTCTGGAAAAATAGCCATATCAACCTAATAAAAAAGGGGCAGTTATTGCTACCCCTTATTCTAAACTCAATTGTTTTTTAGCTCATTCCATCACCAGGAGTTTTTGGCGGAACACATTGGGATTGGTTTGAGCCATGGACAGATAGCGCCAGGCATTAGAAGGGTCCCGTTCAGCAACACTGCCAAAATTATCCCAGAAGTTTTGCGTATCAATGTTACCAGTTGGGCTAGGAGGCACTGGTAAAGATTGACGCTCGGGAGCAACATTAGCCATTTGCTGAGGAGCAACATAACCTGCCGGCACCATTGGCTGCTCATCAGCCACCGGGTAGGGGCCGTTAGGACCAAAGAACTCGCAGGTGTAATCTGCAAGAACATCTGGATCCGTCAGGATTGCCTCGTAGGCAGCGTGCTCATTGGAGAGTTCTTGCAGCAGTTGAACAGCTTCTGTTAACTGTTGATACCGTGCAATCAGGGCATCCTCCAGGGTGCAGGAATAGTCATTGAGCACAGCTGGTGCATCAGCACCAAAATGGTCAATGACTTCAATACTTTTAGGACTTACTCCGTTTTCGAGGAGCTGTTGTGTTGTTATTTCCCGCGAGGTTTGGGAAGAGCTGGGAGAGTAACCCTGGCTGGACGGATAAATCGGGGCTGCCGTATTGCTGCTGAAGCCCCCGGTCTGTTGGGAACTGAAGCTGGCCGGGTCGATTCCCTGTGTCCCTACGGACTGTTGACCCTGGAACGGGAATTGAACTGGAGAACTCAGGAGCGACACCACCTTGTTGAACGCTTCCTTGTACGGATTCTCCGCTGTAGGTTGGGCTTGCGGGTACGATTGGATAGGGGCGTAAGGTGCCGCCGAGATCTGTGCCTGCATCTGGGGCGCTGGGGCCTGCGCCGGTTGGTACGGTGCCACCCATTGGCTGGTTGTTGCCACCGGTGCCTGCGCTGCCGTCTGTTGCATCACCGGAGCCGCGTAGCTGGTCGGCGGGGTCGAATACTGTTGGGGTGCTGATTGGATCGGCGCTGCGGTATCGGCCTGCATAAGTTACCTCTTTTTGGAGACTTTCGAGTGTTCGGTATAAGAAAGGAGTTAAATCCAAACGTGGATCTGCTGCAATAGGAAGATCCGGACGTTGTGGATGTGGTGTGCGCATTTCTTGATTAATGAGATCAAGGAATGCTGAGTACGCACGTTGCACTTGACCAACCATTCGGAATGGATAGCCAGACAACATCTCAGCTACTTCATCGTCAGTTTTGCTTGGGAACAAGTACTTGAGTGCCTCAATACTATCAACTCCCAACTCTTGTAAGTTACGAGTAAAGATAGACTGATTAACTTTGTCTTGAGGAGTGTCTTCATAGACAGGTCCCATCCAGCGCCACATCACTGTGCGGTCACCGTCTGGCGCCAGGCCAATGACACCGTCTGGAATCTCTTTGCTATCAAAAGCTTTTTGCAGTGCTTTATCTAGACCCTTCTCATACTTTGCTTTAGCTTTTTCATTTTTAGCAATGTCCTCATCTGTCGGATTATCTGGCAGCACAGGATAAACCAGGCCAGAAGCAACAGCCAATGATTTACGGAAGAGTTGCTCTTCCTGATAGATCATCAGTTCAAAGCACCTGCAAATACCGTAGGTGTAAAGCTGCAAACACTTTTTCTTAGCAGTGGCGCTGACACGACCGTAAGCAGATTTGATCTCAGTTGCTGTAACGTTTGTGATTGACAGGTCGTCAATACCGCCTAACGCCAGGCGAATCTCAGAACGAAGCTGATCAACATAACGTGCTTGGTCTGTACTGATTGCGTTAGGAGTAATAAAACCAACGCGATCTGTTGGCTCCAGGTTGGCAATTACCCGTGGCACACGCAGACCTGTACCTGGTAAACCAATGTAACCAGCTTGTTGGCGCTCAGTAGGATCCTGTTTAAAAGTTGAACTGGAGAGCGAGAACTCCGATTGGAATCCAGATTGACTGGCAATGCTCGGGCGCTGAACAGCGCCATCCTTTGCCGTCTCCACAATGTCGTGTTTAGGACGGGAGGAGAGCAGTGTTGGGTTACCAAAGAAGGAGAGGTTTGCCCGAATGTTCTTAACCATCTCATCGTGGGCAATGATCTGGTTTGCTAACCACTCGAACTCACCGCTGCCCTCTGTACCAAACGCATCAGGATTGTTTAAAACTTCAACGCAAGGAATGAAGCCAAGGGTATTTTCAACAGTGCGATCATCAAACGAGTTAAGGATATTTCCGTTTAATGAATCAAATGTTAGTTCTTGTTCACTATGCAGCTCTTGGATCTCTGTTGGCGTAATCCGCAGCCGCATATAACGCTTGTCTGTAACAAGGCCAACGCCACCAAAACCACGAGAGGATTTGACCTTGTAAGCGTAGATAATGATGACCTCTTCTAAGTCACCCTCTGAAGAATAATATGTACGGTAAGCATCTTTATCAAACCAATACAAACGATATGTTTTCTTTGTTGGTCTGATATAAAAAAGACCCTTACCGTAAGAAAGGAAGCGATCCCAAATGGAATCTAATCGTGCATCAAGTTTGTTGAACTTGATAACTTGTTGAATGAAATCAAACCTCTGTGTACCAAAGTTATCTTGATTCGGA